CCTATCTGCTACCAGCTCCGGCGTCTCCCCATCCTTTACATCATACTCATCATATAAGCTTAAATTAGTCTTCACCTCATCAGACAAAGTAATACGATTGGTAATATCGGTAATTACCTGAACTGTGGTAGTATTATCCAGGGAGTATAGAGTATAAGGAAAGCTTTTAAAATACATTAGTAGCCTTGATTAATCATTTTTTTAGTAAGAACTTCCAACTCTCTAAACGTCAATGATACATTAATTTCGGTTGGTTCGCCATTTCGAAAAGATGAAAACTGTTCCCCACCATAACTTACATCCATAGATTCTAAAACGCAGGTTGTAAATTTATGAAAATATGAATTTTTTTGTTGACCGAAATAATATGTAATATTAAACTCTGAGGGATAGATAAAAAATAAATTACCATCAGACATTTCTGGATGCATATGAAACTTAAACGTTTCAATTATTCTAAAAACATCGGCTGACTCTTTTTTATTTTTAGGAAAAAATTTATATTTAAAAGCAAAAGATCTAAAGTCAACCGATTCAAAAACTGTCTCTTTAAAGGGATTCAAAGAGGTGCCTGTTGAAGCACTTAGCGCTGAACTTAAATCAGCACCTCCGAATGCACCAGGTAATTTTGCAAGCGAGGCTCCAACCGCAGCTCCAGCCTCTCCAGGATTCTTAAGAGTTTCTATTCCCCCCGCTAAAGCTCCAACTAAAACCCCGAGATCTTTATTAGCATAGTTCATACTGTACTTAACAGTAGGGGGCCCGTCAACATATAATGCTATAGCATCCGAAATTCTAAAAGTAGTATCTGGTTTTAAAATATCAGTACCTAAAATTGAAGCCCCTGCAGCACCAGCTGCTGCAACCCCTAGGGAATTAGCTGCAAAATTAACTCCAGATTCAGTTATATTTCCTGGGCTTTTTCCCCCAGTTAAATTAAATGCTTTAGAAACACTCTTTGCTAATGAAGATACTGCTATCCCTGCTCCAGCACCAGCTGCAGCAGCCTGCACCCCTCTCAAGGCTGGACTAGCTAGTTGAGCTTGGGTTAAATTAGCAGCATCAGGGTTTCTTTTAACTTCAAATTGTGCCTTATCTTGATTAAACTTAGACTTACCACGGATGTTAATATTAAAGAGTATATAATGCTGTAAGTTATCTGCTGTTTGGAGATCAGATGGATACTGAGTTATATTAACTTTGAACTTATTTTCATCCGATCTTCTAGTTGCAGACCTATTATTGTTGTAATTACCATCCGGGGCTTTCGTATTATAATCTTTTTGCGCCGCATCCCGTACGCTTTGTATTGTTGTGGCCATGGAATTCCATAAATAGTTGGATTATATTATATTTATCCCGTTATGTACAAAGCAACTTACAAAGGCCGTTACAGGGTCGCCAATCCTTCTAAGTATAGAGGTGACATTCATGATGTTATCTATAGATCGTCATGGGAGCTAAAATTCATGAAATGGTGTGATAATAACGTCTCTGTACTTGAATGGGGTTCTGAAACTATGATTATACCGTATAAGTCTCCAGTAGATAGTAAAGTACATCGTTACTTTGTAGATTTTTACATTCGAGTTAAAGACAAGCACGGTGCAATTACAAAGTACTTAATTGAGATTAAGCCTGAAAAATTCACTAAGCCACCAGCTATACCTCAACGCCAGACTAAACGATTTATTGATGAAGTATTTCAATACGGGGTTAATCAATCTAAATGGAAAGCAGCTAATGAGTATTGTGTAGATAGAGGTATGAAATTTTTGGTTTTAACCGAAAAAGACCTTGGTCTATAACGGATAAATATTGTTATGGCAACTGTTAATCCTTTTCAAGATATTAGAATGAAAGCGGGTGATGTAGACCGCTCTCTTAACTGGTATCAGGTTCAAATTAAGAACCTTAAAAACGTCAGACCTAATCAGCTGATGTCGAATACACCTGAGTTAACTACCACTATTATGCCTGGTAACATGTATATGTTTTTCTATGATGCTAAGCTAAAAGATAAGTTACCTTACTGGGATATGTTTCCTCTAGTGCTACCTTTTAGAAAAGTACAGGGTGGGTTCTTTGGATTAAATTTACATTATATACCTTACCCTGTTAGATTTAAATTACTTGCAGCAATGCATGATTTAGCCTATGATGCTAAGGTTACTGAGAATACAAGACTTCAGTTAAACTGGAGAATATTGAATGCTTCAACCAGATATGCACCGGTTAAAGCGTGCGTTAAACACTATCTTTTTGATCAGCTTCAATCTAGATTTTTAAAAGTTCATTACCCCGATTGGGTTACTGCCTCCCAGCTTCCAGTCGAGAGGTTTATAGGAGCTAACAAACAAGAGGTCTGGAGAGACTCCAGAAAGAAATACTAATGGCAAAAGCTAATTTTAACTTAAGTCAATTTATATCACAGTCAAGAAGAGATAGCTTTGCCAGAGTAAATCGATTTGAGGTTTTTATTCTTCCCCCGCTCGCTCTAAGTCGAAATAGAGATGCAATTTCAGTAAGTTTATATTGTGAGATGGCCAGTTTACCTCCAGTCAATATTTCTACTAAATCATTTAAGATTTTTGGACCTACATATCAAAGACCGTTTGGTGCAGAGTATGGTGGCGAAGGTATATCATTAACATTCCATGTTGATAGAGATATGCAGGTTAAAAAGTTCTTTGATGAATGGACTGCAAAAGTGGTAGATCCGGATACCGGTCTTGTCGGCTACCAAGAAGAATACACTACAACTATTCGTCTAAGACAGTTGGATGAACAAGATACTGTTACATATGGAATTGAACTTACAGAAGCATTTCCAAGAAGTGTAAATTTACTTGAGTTAAATAATTCTGCGCAAAATCAAACCCATCGCCTTAATGTTTTATTTGCGTACCGGTATTGGAAAGATACTGATAGAGAGTTTGAAACTACACCTACAGATATACCAAGACAGCTACTTAACCCAAGTATACCTGTAGTAGATACTAGATTGACTGATGTGCAAGCAAACGCTGCAAGAACATCTTTTGCAAGAACCGATCCTAGAAGAGTTGATTTGGGATGATAAGAATATAACTATGAATGAGGAAATATAATGGCTTTACCAAAATTAGAAACACCAACGTATGAATTAATTTTACCTTCAACCGGTAACCAATTAAAATTTAGACCTTTTTTAGTTAAAGAACACAAGATTCTTTTGACTATGTCAGAGGCAGATAATAATGAAGTAGCAAGAATTATTAGGGAGTTAGTAGATGTATGTACGTTTAACACTCTAAAGATAAATGACCTTCCGCATTTTGATATAGAATATATCTTTATGCATTTAAGAGCTAAGTCAATTAGCGAGACTGTTGAAGTAGTTGTTAATTGCGAGTGCGGTGAGAAGATAGATACAAGTTTTAATATTGAAGACCTTAAAGTAGTAAAACCAGATGGTCATTCTAATAAAATTATGATTAATAATGATATTGGTATTGAATTAAAGTATCCTAATATTGATGATGTTGTAGATGTGTTTGCTACTAAGGATAATCAGAAGGTAATAGATCTAATTATCAGAAGTATAAAAGCCATCTACAATCATGAAGAGTATTGGGAGGCGTCGGATCAATCGAAAGAAGAGTTAGAAGAGTTTGTTTATTCCTTAACTAAAGAACAGTTTGATAAACTTGAACAGTTCTTTGTAACTTCTCCTAAAATTGTTCAGACCATTGAATGTGATTGCCCTAAGTGTGGTAAACATAATATTTCCAAACTTGAAGGACTACAAAATTTTTTCGTATAACCCTTTCCCAAGATAGTTTAGTTAATTATTTTACTCTAAACTTTTCATTAATGCATCATCACAAATATAGTTTGACTGAAATTGAAAATATGATGCCATGGGAGAGGGAAATATATGTTTCATTATTGATAGATTATATTAAACAAGAAAACGAGAAGCTGAGAATGCTTAAACAAAATGCGAGGAATACATGACCAAAGAAAATAAAAAAGAAGAAAAAGTAGCTAAGAAAGCAGAAGAAGATTGGATGACCAAGAAATGGCGTCCGATGATGGCGATAATGTATATGACTTGCTGTCTGATGGATTTTGCTGTATTCCCGATTATGTTTACTATTGTTCAGTTCTGGGAAACTGCTATACAAAATGATGCATTTAGACAATGGGTTCCTATTACATTACAGGGCGGTGGTTTGTTCCACGTAGCCATGGGTGCTGTTCTTGGTGTTTCAGCTTATGGGCGTACACAAGAAAAGGTAGCAGGAGCATCGAATGTCTCAACTAGTTTCCAAGGAGGCGGAGTACCAACACCTAACCTTTCTTCGTCAGTACCGTCATTCTCTGGTGGCGGATTTAACTCTCCACAGCAATCATCAGGTTTTGGATCACCCCAGAGCCAATCATTTGGATCTTCCCAGTCCTATAATACTACAGAAACAACAACTGAATTTAGCATGAGTCCTGCTCCTACATCGACACCTGGTGGAAGAAGACCCGTTACTCCTAACTTCAACGTATAATGCAAAACCCATCAGCGTCAGATCCTAGCTTTAAAGCGTTCCTGGAAAAACTCCAGGAACAGAATAATCGTGGCTTTGCTACTCAACTGGTTCAGTTAAAAGCTGAACGAGAAATTGCAGGTGAAGATGGTGATAAGAGAGAAGAACAACTTAATGATGTTATTTCTTCTCTTAAAGAAGTAAGAGCTGCTGTTACCGGTAATAAGTTAGATATAGATTTAACCCCGTTACTTAATATTGGTGAAAATCAAACTAAATTACTTGAAGAGTTAAGTAAAGAATCTTCTCTAACTCGCAAACTTACTGAAGGTAGTGTTGAGTATGACAAGGAAGCTGCTCAATACAGAAACACTAGCGGTAGAGATATTGAAAGTAAAGTTTCTGGTAAGACATCTAAGGATGGCGGATTTATAGATTTTGAAACTGCTAGAGATACTTTATCCGGTCAAGGAAAAAGAGTTAGAGAAGAAAACGCTCTGGCTCTTAAACCAATCGATTATACTCCTGGCAAGATTGCTGCAGCAGCAGTAGGTGCAAAAAAAGAAAAAGAAGAAGTAGATAATTTTGATCCTAGTCTATTGGGTAGACTTAAATCTTTTATGACTGATGGTGAATCAGACAAACCAGGTTACGGTTTATTTCAGAAACCTCCAATAGAAGTTGAAAAGAAAGAAAGAGAAGCAAAAGTATCTAGTCCAAGACAGGAGAACCCTGAAGCAGATAATATCAATACTACAGGTGAGATTGAAGCTGATGCTGCTAAGAGTGATCTCGAGTTATCTAAGCAAATGCTTGATACTACAAGAGAACAACTTACTGTACTTAAAGAAATTAGAGATGCGTTAGCTCCAAAAACTCCAAGAGAATTAACTGAGCAAAAAGGTGCTCCTTCTTCTACCACAGAAAAAGAGAAAGAAGGCGGCGGTTCTTTACTAGGTGATCTTGCTTCTGGTGCCGTAGATATGCTCGGTAGAGGTAAAAGGGTCGCAGGCAAGGCAGCCGGGATGGGTGGTAAGATACTTGGGGGTCTAGGTAAAGCTGCAAGGTTCCTAGGACCTGCTGCTGCTGTTGCTGGTGCTGCTTATAGTGGAGTTCAAGGCTACCAAAATACTGGTAATAATTTTGATCTTAAAGAAGGTGAAGACGCAACTGTTGGACAGAAGACTGCTTCAACCCTTGGTGGGGTTGCATCAGGTTTAACATTTGGATTACTAGATGAAAAATCTGCATCTCAAGGTATTCATAAGGCAGGTGCTGCAGTAGGTAACTTCTTTGGTGGTATTGGTGATAAGGTTAAAGGGGTTTATGGAGACTATAAAAAGGGGATAGGTATTGATGATCAACCATTAGGTACTGTTATGCCTGATATGGCTGTAAGTTCTTCTAAAAATATGGACGCTAATCAAGTTTCAATTAATCAAGGCCCTGGATTAAATGTAACAACAACATCAGATAGCTTTCAGAAGGGTATTACATCAGAAAAATCTATACTCGGGAGCACATTCCTAGGTGGGTTACTTACTGCTAAAGGTAAACAGTCAGGTAGCTTTTTAGGTACGTCAGCTGATGAGAAGATTATAGAGGGTAAAGTTGAAGGCAGACAAATAAATCAGACCGATAGAAATTACGGTACTATGCTTGGTAAGAGAGTCTCTGGTGGTCTATTTGGTAAAGATACGTATAAGGTATCTAGTGAGATGAGCGGCACAGGCGGTGATAGTGCAGAATATGACCTTGAAGTAAGTAAAGGTCAGTATAATGAATTAAAAGAACTTAATAAAAAAGGTGACGTTGAAGGCGCTAGAAAAAAATTAGCAGAGATAAAAGCAAAGTCTGCCGAGAATGCAGCTGCTTTAAATATCATGAGTCCAGAAGAGATGGTCTCTGGAGCCTCACCAATTTTAAAAGGTAAAGATGTTGTACAAGCATCTACTGAAAATAAAGATATGGAGAGAGATGCTAAAGGTAGAGGTGGGGCTAATAATACCGTTGTATCTAATAACGTAAGTAGCAACAATACAACTAAATTTGTCCCGATGAAAGCTAATCCTAGACCTGAGTATACCGGATCATCTCTAGATCGATATACTAACCGAATAACGGTATACTAATAAAAAAGGGGCATAAGCCCCTTTTCTTTACTTCTTCTCAGCTGGCTTATCTGCCGGCTTTGCTGCAGGCTTCTCAGCCGCTTTCGCCTCTACTGGTTTAGTATCGGCTTTCTTATCGGCAGGCTTTGCGTCTGCCTTCTTCTCCACTGGCTTCTTCTCCGCCTTCTTCACAACGTGGCAACCATCTGCCTCCGTCTGACCTTCTTTACAAGGCTTCTTAGGTCCAATACCATCGGCGGCAAAGGCAGTCAAAGCAAGCGTAGAGATGACAATTGCAAAAATATTCTTCATAAAAATCTCCAAAAATTAAATTAAAGTTACACTAAAATCTAATTAGCTCGTCACCCTACCTGGATCTAAGTTACTAAAGGTAACGAGTATCCAGGATCGGGCTAAGACTACCTAATTAATCATCATTTGCCAACTTGGCAAAATAAGATAAGGAATCATCTGTGTCGTCGAAATCAGCCTTGGGCTTGGCGGCAGGCTTAGCTGCAACCGGCTTAGGCATATCTTCATCAAGGCTTGTGGCTTCAGCACGGGGGGCAGATGCACCTGTAGCAGCCAGAACCATTTGAAGCTTTGCTTTCAACTCGTCATATGACTTAAAGTTTTTAGGATCAACAAACTCAGCTAATGAGTGTTGCTTCTTCCAGATCGACTCCATTTGATCGTCATCTGCCAAAGGTGTTGCTGAATCAAATTCA